TTCGCCTATTACAAGAATTTCATTGACGCGCGCGGTTTCTTTCTGGCGCGCTTCTTCGCGAACCTTTCCTTCATCGACGGCGGGCGGGGTTTCGATTGTTTTTTCGATTGTTTTTTCTTCTGGCATTTTCTTTTGCTCCTTTTTCAGATAAAGGGTTTCGGTTTCATGTCCTGCGTGGTCGTCGGTTCTGCCGACGCCGACGCTGACATCTGCGGGTACGGATACAAGGCTGATTTCCATTGGTTCCCAGTTTGTGGCCCTGAAAATCGGGTTTTCAGGGTCCGACTCTTCCTGAACCATCCGGTTTATCCGATAACCGACCGAGACTTTTGTTCGGATTCCGCCTAGAACGTCCTGAAATTCTTCTTCGGCCCGTTGCGATTTCCCGAACCGCACCAAGGCCCGACCGACGCGGTCCTTGCCGACTTCTGAAATTTCAATGACGCCGACCTGTTGCCGTGTGTCGTGATCGACAAGCAGGGCGCCGCCATCGTTCAGGCGTTTCAAATCAACCGATTTTTTGTCGTGGTCTAAAATTTCGGTGCCGAAATATCGTTCGATTGGCGCTTCCGAAGAAAAGGAAAGCGAAACGGTCCGCGCTTCTTCGTTAATATCGCCGGTCGAAATCTTAGTGTTCCTGTAAAGTGTTCCGGTTTTAACCTTTCTGTTTTCAAACTCCATTGTTCGCCCCTTTCGTTGGTTTTTGTGTTTCAAAGGAAAGGCCCAGTTCCGCGGCCTTGTCTTTTTCGTGTTTCAATTGCGCGAAAGTGTCGTCCAGGTCGCCGCCCTGTTCGCCGATTATGTCGGTTCGGGTTCTGAAGCCTTTTTCAACGGCCTTTTCGTTTGCCTGCATGTCTTTCAAAGGATCGATCCAGGCCCATCGCTTGGGTTGCCAGCGGGGGGTGTTGAACCTGTCTATTTGGGCCATTGGGAGATTGACCTGGCCTGTCAGCATGGCCAGGGGCAACCATTCGGAAAAAACTTCGGTCAAAAAATGGTCGATGGTCCAGGCTTGAAGCAGTTTCCAGGCGTCGCGTTGTTCTAAGACGCCCTGACGCAGGGAACTGTAAGAAGTGCTTTCCAGGTCTGACGCAAGGCTGTTGTAACTGACGTTCAGGCCGCATGCGGCGCCGCGCAAGACAGCCTTGCAAAACGATTCGAACGATGTTGTCGGGTGATCTACGTCGAACTTTTCAAACTGTACGCCTTCGGGCAACGCTTCAAATTTGCCTGGCGTAACTTCCGTGACCAGGTTTCCGTCGCCGTCTGTGCCGTCGCCGCCGTAACCTTCGGGCGAAGTGAAAAAACCCATCTTCGCGGCGCCGACGCGCGACGCGACCAGTTCCGCTTCTTCGTAACGGCCCAGCATGTTGAGGCGGACCATTGCGGAGTGCATCCAGGGAATGCCGCGGGTTTGCTCTGGCCGGTCCATTACGTAGGCGTGAATGATGTCTGACGCTGGAATCCTGTCTCGCAATGTTCCGGCCCAGGTGTAAGTCGTGTCGCCTGGGTGCGCTGTAAGCAGATGATAAAAGACCGGTTCGCCCCAGGCATTGAGTTCGACGCCCATTTTGACCCTGTTTCCGTTCATGGTTTGGTTTAGGTTGTGGTCAAGATAGTCGGGTTCGAGAAATTGCAGGGCGAACCGGAAAGGGTTGTCGAATCCGCGGACCTTGCGAATAAGAATTTCGCCGTCGCGCGCGACCGACTGAATGAAAAGCCTTTGCATGTCTGCAAAGGATTGTTTGCGGGTAACTGAGGCATTTTCCTTTTTACACCAGTTTAACCAGGCGTTTTCGATCTTGGCGTTGGCCGCGGTGTCGAAACCTTCGCCGCTTTTTGCAAGCGCCTTGATTTGAATACCGATGCCTGTCGGCCCGACAACATTCATGGCCAGAAGACTTTGAAACTTTTTTGCATAGTCGTTGTTCCTGCAAAGTTCACGACTTCTGGCGCGCAAGTTGTTCAGGCCAGAACGGATTTCTTCGTCAGCGGTTTTCGAAGTGGTCCCCCAATCCGCAAGAAGGCGTCCGACGCTTGCGGCGTCGAACGATCTGAAATTCGGGTTCCGACGCCGACGCAGGCCTTTAAATATGCGCGAAAAAAAACTGTTCTGTTTCATGAAACAAACTCCACAAGAATATTTCCTGCATGGCCCTTACCGTTTGCTGTGGCCTCTGCCCTTTTTTCGGCGTCCCACATTGCCTTGTATTTGTCGCGAAGTTCGAGCAGGCGGTGCAGGGGGTGTTTTGAAACGACTTCGCCTGCAATGACTTTTTGTGATTGGTCTTTTGTTGCCCTGCCCAGAATTACCGCTTCGACCGCTTCATAAATCTTTTGTGCGTCTGATCTGGCGTCGTAACCGTCTGACTGAGCCGCAAAATCAGGCAGAACTTCGATCGTTCCTGAATCGACCAGGCGGCGTTCGTCGCCGCTTGTGGCGTAGGCCTGCCATGCGTAAACACCGGCGGCGTAATCGGCTGTCGTTGCCGCGGCCAGGGTGACAAGATGATCGACGCCTGAAGCGGCGGCGGTAATTTCGATCAAGGTTGACGACCTGACAAGGGCATAAGTAAGTTCCCAGGTTGGCGCGGGATAGTCGGAAAGCGCGATTTCCCATTGAACATAATCGCCGGCAACGATTTCAGCCGGTTCGGTCGTGGGAATTTCTGTCATAAAAACGCTCCAAAAATAGAAAATGGCCAGTGAGGAGAAGTGAAACGATGCTGTCGCGCTTTATTCTGACGCAATAATATGTGGTGTCAAGGAAGTGTTTTTCACTATATAGCACTATAGTACGGAATAGTACGGTTTAGTACGGTTTTAAGGTTTAGCGGGTTCCGCTGGGATAGGATTAGGCGGAATTTGTCAAATTAGGTCAAACAGCGTGGATTTTTTTCAAACAGCGTGGGTTTTTTGAAGTGGTTCCGAAAAAACGAGGCCGTTTCTTGTTGTCAAGTTAACGCAAAATAAACAGTCCATGTCAAACTAAGTGGAATAAGCCACAAAACCCTGAAAATTGAGCCGAAATCATAGTCGCCGACTGAATCATAAGGCTGAAACATGAGAATTAAACATATAAACGAAATGATTATCGGTATCCATAGGGCGGTAATAGTTATTTCCATTTCTAATATTCCCCAAAAATATCGACTAATGGGCCTGACACTGCCCTGACATTAGCGCCGTTTTCGCATTGTTCCAGGACCGGGCGCCAGGCGTTCAGGCTGTTTTCAAGCGGGTATGTCTGGCAGATATGGGTTTCGTCGGCGTCTGAATGGAAATAAACCTTTTTCGATTGCCAACAGTCCATTCCACAAAGCAAGATCGGGTTTCCGCCCATATACGAGGCGGCCCAGGTCGCGAACGTGCCTGTCATGCCGCCGTGAAAATAATCAACGTCCATTTCCCAATCGGAAAACCCCGGAACGATCGAAATCCGCCGGCCTTCGTGTGCCCTGACGCCTTGTTCAAGGTCCGCGGTCCAATTGGTTGAATCAGGCGAGTCGGAAAAAAGAAAATAGTCGACGGAAACGAGTTTTGATGCGTGGGCGTTGACGCCAAGTAAAATTGAATCTCGCGGGATTTGTGCAAGGTCGTCGGACAGATTTGGGCCGCCGCCCAGGACCGCGATCGGTTTGCCGGCGTGTTTGTTTTTAAGTTCTTTGATAGAGTTCACTTGATTTTCCTCTAATAGTTTCAAAACAGCCTTTTGCCTGATTCTGATATGGCCGTTCGGCAATTTAAACCAATGCACGGGATCGATTGTAGCCAGTTCAGGTTCGTCAAGACTTAGAAATTTGTAAACGGTTTGTTTTGTAACCGATAAGAGTTCGGCGACCTGGGCGACGCTATAAACCTTTTCGATCTGGCGCCTGGTGAACTGCCGCCGCGACGTTTTGCCGCTGACAACATCAACCATCCAATTCTGACGGTTCCCACCGGTCCAGTTTTCCAATATTAAACCGTCCAATTAACGCCCGCCTGAACCCAGGGGGCGCGCCCTGGGCGCCTTGATACTTTGGCGGTCTGCTCTGTTTCGGGTTGCGGGGTTTCGGTTTCGCGGCGCTTGACCAGGCCTTCAATTTTATTGCGCATCATATGAGCCGCCGCCGCTGCATAGACTTCGGCGTCCCATAAATGATTTTTAGGTGTTCCGCTTTTCGGTTGCCATTCTTCCCATTCCTGCCGGCCCCTGCGAACGACGACCTTTTTTTCTGATGTTATCTGATCGGCATAGTCAAGAGAAATGTCCTGGTGAACATGCCATCCGAAAGGGTTGTCGGGTTTCATGCTCATGCGGCGGAATATGAAGTCCTTAAAGTGTTCGGTATCAAGTAACCATAAACGAACTCCGCGCTTTAACCTCTGACCTGTCATGGGGTGAACTTCGATAAACCTGGACCAAAACGGGCGCTGTGGGCTGCGCGACGCGCCTTTTATGGGCCTGACAAGGGGTTTTGATCTCACATAGTTGTAAACTTCGTCGGTCCTATAGCCTGAATCCATGCAGACCAGGGCGACCGATAGCGCGCGGTCTTCCGACATAAAGAAAAACGTCCGATCTAATATGGTCGAATCGACCTGTTCGAAACCGTCAGTCGCGGGAAGTTCGCCTTCTTCAATCAGCCAGGATCGCATTTGAGCGCCCCAGGCGCGAACGACATAGTAAACAAAGTGTTTCTGAACATCGACGCCAGAGGTGAGAAGAACAGCGCCGCCAGGGATCGCGGCGGCGGCGTAGTCGGCCTTGTTTTCTATTATCTGAACCGAGTCTTTAAATTCTGCCTTTTCCTGCCATATTTCGGCAAGCCAGGAATTGACGAAATTCATCAAAGATTCATCATCGTCTTTTGATTCCAGAAACTCGGCCATGATCTCCGAAAACGTTAGCCAGGGAGAGTAACAAGCATTGAGCCAGAAGCCGGCATGGTTCCCCAGTTTCCGTTCGCCCTCGATTATGCCCTTTGACGAAATCCCTTGGCCTTTGCCGACCCACTTGCCCTTGACGAGCATCTGCGGCTTTTGGTGGTCGCGGATCTTAGCCTTACATTCCTCGCACTCGTAATAGGCAACCTTGAGTTCCCGGATCAGTCCGGGATCTCGCACTTCCTTGGGGATAATTATCTGCTGGAAATAGAGGATCTGATAATGGCCGCAATGCGGGCACGGCACATAGAATTTGCGTTGATCGCTCTTTTGAAACTCCTTGTATATGTAGCCGTGTTTTGTTGTGGGAGTGCTGAATTTCGCGATCTTGCGATTCCAAAACGTGCGGGTCCGCTCCCTGGCCAGCTTTATGGGCGACGCCTCACGGCCTGAAAAGCGGGGATATTTGTCTGTTTCATCGAGAAACAGGTAACGGATCGGCTTCCCGGAAAGGGCCGCCGGCGAGTTGCTGCCCGCAAAAAAGAGCGTCATACGGTCCAGCCGAAACTCTTTCATCATAAGGTCTTCGGGCTTGCCGGATGGTATGCGCTTCAGGAGCCTGGGCGATTCGGCAAACATTGTACGGAGACGATTGTGGCCGTCGGAATAGGCGTCGTCTTCCCGTGCCTTCACAAAAAGTGTCGGGCCGGGGTCCTGGTCCGCGATATAGCCGAGCATGTTGAATACGCTCTCAGTCTTGGCAATCTGTGACGGCCCCATGAACGTGATTTCCTCGATCCGAGGATCCACAAGGGCGTTCATGACCTCCGCCATGTAAGGCGTGCGGGAATTTTTCCAGGGACCAGATTCCGCCGTATTCTTAACATCTAAAACGCGGTTTTGTTCCGCCCATTCTGCGACGGTTATCGGGTCCGGTGGTTTCCAGGTCTCACGTTCGATCGCGCCCCATATGCTAGCCGACAACTGGTTCATTCCTGGCGAACCTCCAACAAATCGCATCAACTTCCTCGTCAATAGCCGCCTGCATTTCCTTCGGTTCAAGTCCTATTAATAAAGGCGGGAGTTTGCGTGCAAGGGCCTTAAATGCGCGGCGGACTTCTATTACTTTCGCGGCGTCGCGCACGTCAACTTCTTCCTTTGGAATTAATTTTCCGATTTCGCGATCATATTCAAGCGCCTTTAGTTGTGATTGAACTTTTTTCAGTTCTGTTTCGTAAAATAGTTTATTATGTTGGCCAGGGTCTTGCGGTTCGGTTTCATCTGTTTGACCGGTTGCATTAATAAAGCCTTTTGAAACCGCCCAGGTTTCAATTTTATTTAATTCGTATGCATCTGGTAAGCGCGGCATACCGCGATTCGCCCAATTCTTGATTGTTTGAACGTGCTTTCCAAAATGGTTCGCAACTTCCCGCATTGTCCGAACCGTTCCTTCCGGCAAGGTGGCGCCTGAAATCAGGCCGTATCGTTCGCGGTGTTCTTTTAGACGTTCCATTTCCGCCGCCGTCAAAGTCTTTCCGCTGTTGAGTTTGCGTTCCAGGTTTTTGAGTTCGCGGTGTTCCATTTTCTGGATTCGCGCGAGTCCTTTTTCAGCGGTGCTTTGCGGCGGCTTTCTGCGCTTCGGGTCGGCATATTCGTCTAAGTCAAAAAGCGTACCTGTACCTTCAAATTCCATATTTCAATATTTATTTTTCGCCTGAAATATTAGTCAACAATATAAGCCTGTTATAGTGTCTCATATTGTCAACGCCCAGGCGTCCCTTCCTTCCGTTTCTTTCAGGTACAACCCTTCTCCAGACCCACAAACGCTGAAACTTCGCGATGGAGGAAACTGCTTAAAAAATATCTCCAGCAGGACCCGCTCACATTCATTCGAGGGCTTTCGGTTTCCAATGTGATAAGATTTCCTTTGCTTCATCGGTTTGAGACCATTCTGCTAGTTGCTTATTAAAAGCTCTTGATTCTCTTACAAAATCTTTCTCGTTGTAGTTTTGGTTTTCAGTCTTCATTACCGCGTTGACATAGCCCCATGGGTTTTTCGTTGTCTCCCATTGCTTCAAAAGGCCTCGCAGTGTTTTTAATATAGCCCCAGGATGTCCTCTGTTATTTTTTTGAATAAAAGCATACGGATTGAATTTTTTACCGTTGCTCTTGCTGTGGAGTTGTGAAGATACCTCCATGATTGGTTTTATATACTCTTCGGGGATCTGTTTACGGCCAGGCGAAGCCTGCTTTTTTGTTTTAGGAGAAGGATCAGGAATAGGAGAAGGAGTAGGAGATGGGGCATTGCTGTTAGCATCTTTTTCTATGCTGTTAGCATCTTTTTCTATGCTGTCAGCATGCTTTTCGATGCTGACAGCATGCTCGTCGCATTTTCTTTTTTCCCATCGAGTTGACGCCGCCAGTTTTGCCTGCTTAGACCGCTTCCTTGATGTCGTTATATATGGCTGGTGGTCCCCCCAGTCATGTAAGACATAACCGTCGTTTGTTTTTTCTAAAAATCCGGCCTCAATAAGCGCCTGAACAAATTGTTCCGGGTCTCCAGTCCATCCAGCATCAAGGGCAAGGTCAATGGCATCCATACCGCTAAGTATGCCGTCTGGATGATTTTGGGCTGTGTTGATCCATAGATCAATTAGGCAGTCTGTCGCTGACCGGGGCGCCTTTAAAAGCATGTTTAGTTTTTTGCGTTTACGGTGGTCTTTAAAAGATATAGCGAGCCTAATATCGTCAGGCATATTGTGTCCCTTTGTGTGCCTTTTTCAGGAAAAAAAGCGCAAAAAACCGCTATTAACGTCACAAAATAATTTCATGCGCTCGGCAATAACTTATTAAAATTGTTGGTATTGTTTGAACTACATTGGACAGGCTAAACATGGGAGTCTTTTCTCTCACGCCGGAGACACGGGTTCGATCCCCGTTGGGACTACCAAATATTATCAGTAAGTTATCGTAACGCACCTTTCTTGTTTTCAAGCCTATGTGTCCCCTTGT